AATGCATATACATCACATTGGAGAGATACTAATCAGTTCTCTCTATCAGATAAAACTCGTAGATTAAGGACATTTATAGATGAGTTCAAAAACCCAGAAGACACTGGATCAGATAACGGAAGACATGAAGAAGTACGAGCAATACAGGTCGGAACTCCATACTTCGCTTTCTAAAGTTATTCAAGAAATATATTTACTTGAAGAAGAAAAGAAAAGACTCTTAAGACAAATGGAGCACAATAACAACCTAATTGTTGAGAAACAAGTAGAAGGTGACAAGATCTTAAGAGATACGAAATCCTCCATATAGTTGAGAGTTACGGTTAAAACTTCCAAGCACGTTAGAATAAGCGAAGTCTCTCAACTACTACGGTCAGGCTTGTCCTCTGGATGAGTCTGACCTTTTTTTTTGAACGGAAACATATTATTTAATTTCTTCCGTCTTTCCTCACATTTACTGCAAGTAGGGATTTTCACTGCGTTAGTGAGCCTTTTAATTATATCCCCTAAGCCTTCTACATCTCTATTCACAGGAGTTCTCCTTGATCTATAATGAATACATGGACTACGAATCTTTTAATATCGATATTTCAGGTATCAAAAATAGCGATAAAGTCTGTTGGCAGTATACCACTGATCCTCCTATAGATGAAATAGAAGAGTGGGAAGAAAACGGTAGTATTTTCTACAGACTAAATCCTAAAACTGAAGCTCTAGCGGTAGCCTCAGATCATGTACATCTAAGAAAGATAACCGCTTCAAATATACTTGAATGGTATTACAGACTAGATGCACTGTTTGATGCAGGTGTAGCATTTATGTTTGTTGATTCTCTTGAAGGAGAAGTACCAATTAGAATTAATATTGTGGATTTAAAAGACCACATTGGATTCAAAGTTGATTGTACAGTCTGGGAAAATAGTAAATTTGATAACTACTGTAGATCTCTTAGGATGAAACAACACCTTAGGGACATTATTAATTAAAACTCTAGCATAGGAGAATGCCCATGTCGCATGTGACATCAACAACACTTAAAGATTCAAAAACAAAAGAACGAAAACTCACCTTTGAAATAGATGCTCGTAATCGCTGCGATATTAGAGGTGATATGGGAGTACATTGGGAAGGTGCAGAGTTTAGAGATCTAACTGACTTCGATATAGAATTTCTATTCTATAAAGTAGATCAAGAAGCTGTTTATCATGATGCAGTAACATTCCAATCTGGACTAAACTCACCTGCAGATACTATTGCTTGGGAAGCTCTTGAAATTATGATTAAAACCGTAACAGGTTGTAAAGACATAGGAGATTTCTGTGCCATCTATTGCAATTCTTTCTAATTCAGACTGTACAAAATGCGAACTACATGAACAAGCCAAGAGTGTAGGTATGAAGACACACCTATACTCTTCTTCTGTTGAAGGACATACTTTATTAGTTATAGGACAAAATCCTGGTTGGAATGAAGACCAAACTAACCAACCATTTGTAGGTAGAAGTGGTCAAATCCTAAAGAAAGCCTACTTTGGAGGTGTTGATTTAGCATCTAGATGTACGATATGGTTAGGTAATGGTGTTAGATGTCATACAACTAACAATGAAACACCTAAACCAAGACATTATGTAGAGTGTAACCAATATCTAATAAACGATTTACAATACATTCAACCTGATTATGTTCTTACTTTAGGCGCACCTGCAACAACATCTTTCTATAAGAATATATTAGGTATTCCAAAGATATCTTTAACTAAATCATTCTCGTTAAACGGAAACTTATACACCGAAAAAGAACACAAGATCGATGGAGTGGGGGAGTTCAATTTATTTAGTACTTACCATCCCGCAGCAGTAATCCGCAACAACAATCACATAAATAGTGTACACTCTCACATGCAATTGTTGTCCGACTGCATAGACGGCACGATGGCATCGCCAACCGCACCCGACATCGTGCCGAGTAGATCACCGAAATGAACCTTAGAGACCATCCCGAAGTACAAATACTATTAGCAGAAATAGAGAGTCTCCTTATACAGAAAGAGGAGATGCTCGATCTAATTGAAAATGTTACTGACATGGTTATCAGGGTTAAACTGGATTACAATCGAATGCTTTCATACATAGAGCAGTTTGAAGATGTTCCAGTTATAGTAAAGCCCCCCACTCTAAGACTAGAAGACATAGCAGACACAGTTGCAAATATCGAGGCATTCATGGCGTATGAAGACGATCTCGAAAAAATTGAAGAGGATTAATTATGGATACTCGTATTATAAGTCTGGATATAGAGACTTATGGTGCTGTTGAGGAAGGGTCAAGAGGCAATCTCTTACCTCAACAGACTGTATTTCATCCAGCAAGGTCTATGCACACAGATGGTATAGACCTTATTGATTTAAATGTTACTGCCTCAATTACATTAGTTAAGGAAGACCAATGTCATCAGCACAGGATAGATACGACCAAGCAGTTACAACTGCAAACAAAATCGAAGACAGAGATACAAGAAAGCTTGCCATGGCAAACATTAGAGCAGCAGGATGTATCGTCGCTGCGATTAGAGAAGCTAGTACCTATGGAAACAATGGTGTTCGATCTCAGCAAGCAGTTAGATAAGGAAAGACTTCGTAAATGGTTGAGGCACTCCGAAATAATTATAGGAATGAACTTACCATTTGACATTCAGTATTTAAGAAAAGACCCTTACTTTAAATTTGAATTATCAACACAGAAACTAATCGATCTATCAATAATTAATTACTTACACGACGAAACAAGACCAGAGAAAAGCTTAAAGAACCTCGGACCAATACTTAGAACACACGCTTACAACGATAACACATTAAAAGAATCAAGATTTAAATCAACAAAAGATGAAAACCTCTATGAGTATAATGCACAAGATACTCATAACACAGTCCTTGCTGTAAGGGAGCTCGCTCGTAGAATCGAGCGTGACTTCCCCAGCTCGGACAAACTATCCTCATTCTGTTTAAACTTTTACTCTGATTTACTATGGACAACTATCCGTATGTCAGAGACAGGTATCTGTATGGATGCTCATGAATTAACTGCAATTGAGGATAGACTATTAGAACGCTGCAAGATTGCCAATCAAAAAGCAGAAGAACAAGGCTATCCTCTTGAAGGAGAAGGTAGTGGTAAAGCAAAACAACAACTTATGGATGATGCAATTGATCTAATAGGTGATTGGATGAGAGAAGGAATGGAACTTACACCTTCTAAAGGACTCGTAAGTTTTACTGAAGCCAATCGAAATAAACTATATAACGCCTTAAAAACTTTAGAGATAGAAGAGCATGAAGATGCTTGGTTAGACAAAGCACTTAGAAAAGAGTTAATGGAAATCTTTGAACAAGCAAAGATACATGCAAGCTCACAAAAGATTGTAAGCAGCTATACCTATCCATTGCTACGGTATAGAAGGAACAAGCCTTCTGACAAATCATCATGTCTTGTACCTTCAAGAGGCAAGCATATAGCCTACCCTACTTGGTATGCTACTCCAACATACGCAAAGAATGATGCGGGTGGAAGTGGAGGGACCTTACAGGGTCGTATAACCTGTAAGAAACCATCTGCCCAAACCTTTCCCCCCACTATTAAAGAGTGTATATGTAGTAGATTCGAGGGAGGGAAGATAGTATCTATGGACTTATCGCAGATAGAGCTGCGTGTAGCTGGGCTCCTATCAGGCGACCCAGCGTTCATAGATGCTTACCATAACAATGCAGACCTCCATGAAGAAAGAGCAAGACAACTCTTTGACGATGTTGACGACCCTGCTATGTATAACGAAAGAAGACAAGTAGGTAAGATGGTTAACTTTGCTGACCTATTTCGTGCTGGACAAAATGTTATTCGCAAACAAGTCATGGGTATGTCAGGATTAGATCTGTGTCCTACATTCTGTAGTGAAATTGTAAGAAAGAGAAAGCAGCATAGACCTAAGCTTTGGGAATTTCAAGAACGATTAATTAAAGAAGCACATGAAACAGGTAAGGTAGTTCTACCCTTTACAGGACAATCAAGATACTTTATGGGTGGTGATAAGTACGAAGTCAATGAGATTGTTAACTTCCCTGTTCAAACTACTGCTAGTAACACATTAATATGTATACAAAATCATGTACATAAGGAGATGGATCATTTAAATGAGCCTAATCCTAAGATGTTTATGTTCTTAAACATATATGATGCTATCTATTTCGATGTTGCAGATGAAGAAACAGAAGAAGAACTCATGTATTTAGTTAGAAATGCTGTAGACTATGTGCAGAACGAAGGATATTGGAGTATGATTTCCGAACATTACGGAAATAATATTCCATTAGGATATGATTGGTCATGACAAAGAACGAACCTTCAATAATTAAATACTTACAAGCAGGATATAGTGTTGCTAAAATAGCTAGCACTTTAGAGATTAAGAAAAGTCAAGTCTATACTGTTGCTAGGAAGCATAAGCTACCCCATAATTCACCTATAAAAGTGGGTGGTCCTAAAGAAAAAAGGATCCTTAGACTATTTAAACAAGGCTTTTCTAATGAAGATATAGGCAAGATATTCTCTCAGTCCCCTCAAAATATAAAGAAAATATTGAAGAGGTATGAAGAGAAGTGAAGAAGGAGTGGACTATCGTTCAAGATACACGGGAGAAAAAGCCTCTTAAATTCCCAGCGAATTTAAAGGTATTGGACGATAATTACCCTCCCCACAAGCAGCGGATGGTCACTGTAAGACTCCATACTGTGCAGGATAAGTTGGAAGCAGGTGACTATCTGTTGCGTGGGCACGAGGGTAAGACTATAATCGAGCGTAAAGGTAGTCTGCGTGAGATTGCCAAGAACTGTCTTAATGAAAAGGATCGAGTAAGATTCATCAAAGCTCTGACAAAACTAAGGGACGCATGCGATCATCCAATAGTGATGCTCGAAGGAACTCCCTTGGAAATGGAAAAGCCATGCAAGAATGTACATTCACCTGCTGCTGCAGTCGATGCGTTCATGAGACTTATGAGAGAGTACAAAACAGAACTGATTCTAATACCCGGAAAAACTTACAGTCATAGAAGAGCATGTGCTGTCTGGGTAGCACGAATGCTCATTAACGGAGCAATTTAAAATGGCATTTAAAAATACGATGATCTTTAACGAACCAGCAATTGGTTCACCCGCAGCATCATGGGGTTCAAACCTCTTTGTAATTCATAATGCTGCACATACAGCAGATACAAAGTGGAACGAACCTAATACTCTTGTCGCTGCATACACTGATGGAGCGGGTGGTCAAGGTACTAACTCACAAGAAATTGTAGTACCTGATGCAGGTCTTAACCTAGAGTTATTCATCGCACAAGATGATGCAAGTTCAGCAGCAGACTGTACTGTTCTTTGTGGTGTATACGGTAAGGTACCCGTAAAAGACGGAGTCTCAGGAACAGATCGTAAATGGCCAAGTGATGTTAGTTCTAGTACTTTCGGTGACCCAACTGATGGATACCTATGGGTACCTCTTCAAAATATGGAAGCTTCATGGGTTGCCAAAAATGATGCTGCGGAAAACTCAGAACAATGTGAAACAGTACAACTTCAAACAGACGCAACTCTAGCACCAATTAAGTATGATGTTAGTGGTAAAGTTTGGTTTATGTATAAGCGCACTAGTGTATACCTATCAGGTTGCACTAGTGTTTGTGTAAGTGTTCAATCAGCAGACAGTCTTGCTGCTAATGCAATGATTGTCGGAAGGTTTGTAGGTTAATGTATAGTAAAGGCAAATCAACTCCAAGAAGAAGACCAGCAGCAGGTTCAACTGGTGGTAAACCAAAAAGAACTAGTGGCAAAGTTTCAGGAACTAATCCAAGCGGTGCTAGTCTGTATCAAAAAAAGAAAAAGAAAAAAACTAATAAGAAACCTACTAAGAAAGCGAAAAAATATTAATGGTATACTCTAAATCATATAAAGATAAAAAGTCAGCTAAGAAAAAAAGTTCAGGCAAAGCGCAGAAGCAAAGAAAACGAAAGCCAATTAAGAGGAGTAAATAATGGCTAAGAAAAAGAAGAAAAAAGTAACAGCCTCAATTTCTGGAACTCCCACTAGAAAACGTCGTCGAAAAACTAAACCAAAACGTTCATCCTCTACTAGTCCCGGACTTGGTGGTGGTGGCGGACGAAGGCCATAAAATGTCTGAAGGACCTTGGGAAACTCACCAAGGAGGAACAAACGGTTGGCAAGAGTACAAACGACTCGTAGTAAACGAGTTGGATCGTGCTAATAACCGTCTTGATCTATTGGACAAACGACTTAACCACATTGACAGGTCTATTACTGAGTTAAAGACTAAGATGTATGTAATATCTGGAGCGACAGCTATGATATTCTCTGGTATACTTAGCCTCCTACTCAAATTCGTATGATAAAAAAGACCCTTATAATTTTGACCCTCTCTCTTCTTGGAGGATGTGGTGTTGATAATCTCTTCAACACTCAACCAACGGGTGGATTACAAAATACCGTTACGGAAGCTGTAACATCCTCCATACCTAATAACCTCTCAATGCTTAGCGGCATTGGGGGGATTTCTATCCTCGGTGGGATTGCTTTACTTGTAGTATCAGGTGGGCGTAAAGGTTGGTACGCTATTCTTGGTGGGATAGCGTTGATCTTTATCAACACTTTACTACAAGAGTACTTCCACTATATCGCACTCCCGATCATCGTAGTATCAGGAGTAATCTCTGCACTCTGGGCAATCAAATGTTTTGGTCAGGTGCGTATCGTTAAACTCAAGAAGAAGGAATTTCCAAATGAGTAATAAAGATTGTTGTAATGACATGGTTCAAAATATGATGTCCAAGATAGGTGTAAACCGAAGTATGCTAATCACATTAGCTCTTCTACCTTTCGCTTGGGATGGAGTTACATGGGTAGCAGGTGCTGTCCGTTCACTTTGGGATCTAGTCGCTAGCGTCTAAGGAAAACTTTATGGAAAATCTATGGTTAACAATAGTGTTATGTGCTGCTTCATTTGTTTGTGGTATGTGGCTTAAAGACAAGGTAATGACTTGGATTAACAGAGGTTAATTTTTAAACGCAGGAGAAAAGTAATGCCCCCAGAAATAGAAAGCGTTCCGATCCCTACGGGACGAGGGCAAGATGCCCAGAAGTTTATGGAGTATCACGGTTATGTTGATACGACTCCTTCCATTAGATCTTCAGACTATGAGGGGGTTTTGCATTGCCCCTTTCAATACTATTTATCCCGAAGATTAGGATTATCACCTGCTCTTCGTTGGTCAAAGGCTTTATCTCGTGGCTCTTGGTTTCACAAGAGACTAGAGTTTTATAGAGATACACCTGAGACTGCAGCTCTAGCTATGGATAAATTATTATCAGATAGATTAGATGAACTTGAGGAAATATGCCAAGCAATTGGGATCAAAGGTGAATCTAAAGATAATGTATTGGAAAGGGAAAAGAAAGATGTTGCTTGTGCCTCAGCTTGGTACCAAGTAGCAATGGATTTAAAAGTACCTCAACAAGTTCCTACTGTTAACGAGTTCTTAAAACAAGAACACTTTCAACACTTGGGTTCTGAGTTGGGCATCCGAATTCATATGCCTCACACCCATAGAGCGGGGAAGGTCATGCTCACAGGAATGTATGACCTTCTCCTGTACCATAAAGAACAAAACTCTATCTTCATAGTAGATGCTAAGACAACTGCAGCTAACCCTGAAGAGAGATTAATTACTTGCCCTATTGAATTCCAAACGCAGCACTACATGATGGTGCTTAAGTTTGCGATAGAGAATGGATACATCTCTGCATTCTTTGATCTACCCCAAGATGTAAAAGTGGGGGGTATGATTCACATCGCTATTCAGAAACCAACCATCGAGTTTGGTATGAAGGATAGAGATTGTGAAGAGTACGAACACGAACTAACAAGAGGTCCTCGTAAAGGACAGATAGAAATCCGAAGAAACTATAGTGGTGAACCACGCTTCGAAAATTATCTTCGAAGATGTGAGGATTGGTATCGAGGACAAGGAGAGTACGAACATCTTGCAGATAGATGGTGCATGGCTCCACCTATAAACTACAGTCTTACATATGGTAGTCTTCTAATGGATGAAGATTATCTTGATGAGTATTATGCAAGAGTTGCATTGATCAGACAGTATGTACAATGCAAAGCTTATCCTAAAAATTTCCCTAGAAGTGCCAATCACTTAAGACAATTTGGTAGAATGTCACCCTTCACTCCTTTCTATATGACGCATCCTAAAGAATGGCCTGACCTTATTAAATCAGAATCATTCATGCAATTAGATAGAGATGAGGAAGTAGAATTTATTATCGACTCTCCGTACGCTCCCCGCTAATGCGGGGGGAGCGTACTACGAGGTCGGAAAAAAACAGGAGATAGTATGGCAAGCAATCCATTATTAAAATTCAGAAATGAGATACTCGAAAAAGTAGTGTACCCAAAGGTATACGGTATCTTGTTTGACAAAGGTAATAACATAACCCCCACTCAATTGTGGAAAGAGTTCCGAGAGAAGCATGAATGTTCTGTTTCTCTTAAAGAGTTTAAGGAATGGTTAAATGTTATGGGATTGAATCAAGAACAAGTTACAACTTGGAACATAGATGTACCTGTCCACGCACACGATGGACTTGCAAAAGATCCAGATCAAATACCTGGACAACATCAAGCATATCAAGATTCATTCTTTAATGAACCAATTAATAAGGTACCTGAAGTTAAAGTACCTGATGATCCAGATATAAGTTTCGATAATGAATAGGAAAACTATATGACTCAGACACAAGACATAGCAGTAGGAAAGACTGGAGCTCAGAAGTTTTCTGGGCTTGGTTTTTCAGGACAAAAGATGGTGCACCCACCAGGACAGTTACTAGGTTTACTAGTAGGTATGCCCGGTACAGGTAAGTCATCTTTTATTCAATCAAATCCAGATGCATTCATCATTAATACTGATGGAACATCTACAACAAATCCAAATCCTCAAGCATGCATTTGGCCTGGCGTTACAGCTAATGGTGAACCAATGGATGTTAATGGGGATAAGATGGTTCTCACATGGGAGGCAATTGAAAAGAAGAAAGCACAACTGATTAAACTTTCAGAGACCAATGCTCCTAGACCACAGACAATTATCCTTGACAGTCTTGGTCCCGCTATTCAAATGATGAAAGATCATGTGACTAAGAAAGCTGGTCGTGAGAATTGGAAAGATCTTGATGGTCGTCGTGCATGGGATGATGTGTACGATGGACTGTTGAGATTCTCATTAGACTTGCGTAGGCATGGTTATGGATTCTATTATATCTGTCACCTTGTCAATGCAAAGATACCACTAGGGGATGACCGATATACTATCAGACCCGAACTAACTATCACTGATAGTTTTTATAAGAGGTTGTTCCCTATGTTCGAACTCGTCGCAGCATTCGAATCGGAATGGGTTACAGAATCGAAAGTCGTACAGATGGAAGGTGTTGGTGGTAAGCCAGGACCGAAGCGAACCGAAACCGTAAAGACGCAAAAACATTTTATGACAATTAACGATGAGTCCCTTGCAGGAATCACTAAATGTAGAGTATCATTACCCGACCGTATTGAACTTCCACAGAAGTCTTCGTGGGCTTCATTCGAAGAACAATACATAACCGCTCAGAAGAAGGATTAGCATTACTATGAGCATATCAAATGAAACGAAGGCAATCTTCGCAAACATGCAGAACGAATTTGAATCTGCACAATCCGACCAAGGTCTAGGTTCACTAGGCGAATGGCCAACTAAAGGTGAACATGCTTGTTATGTTCTTGGTGTAAATGTATCACAAGGTACATTCCGTCAAACATCAGACAAGCAAGAGTTTCCTGCTGTAACTGTTCAGTTCCACTATCAACTCTGTGAAGATCCAGATCGTCCAGAACCACTAGTATGGAACGGTGCGCCAATGACTATCCCACAAGACGCTTCTGTCTTGAGTCATGAAGGCTCACAAATCCGTGCTAAGATTGAACTTAGCCGTCTCAAAGGTCACCTCAAGACTATTCTTGGGTATGAACCAACGAATCTTCAAGCAGCATTCGATGAAGTAGAAGCCAAATTAAATGGTGATTCAACTGTTGCATGCATGGTTCGATGTCAGTATACTGAACGAGGCACATCCACTTACAAATCAGAGTATCTTCAAACACTCTTAGGTGGCTAATTAATTTGAACCCCCACTCTTAGGGCTCCCCGATCCTTCCCGGTGACGGGAGCCCCATTTAGTAGGTACCCTTGAGCTGATCGGTTCGGTCATGGCCTACATTGAAACACCTGACGAGGTGAGTAACAGGGAACCAAGGGTATCTACTAATTGAACTTTTATTCAACAGGGTTGCACCCGCCTTGTATAAACAAACGTTCGTTGGTGCACCGATCGGAACTCAGCAATGACATAATGGTGAGTATAAACAATGTCCGAGTGATGGGCGTAACCCATCTACAATCTAATGCCCTAGCCCACGCCTCTGTTGCATTGTAAACAGAGTGGCAAAGTAGGACGAAGGCAAGGGGTGGGCAGCTGGAGCTAGCAGTTAAATAACTATAAACAGCTAACCCGCCCCGACAATTTACTTGTGTTTCCCTTTTTGTTTGGGAGACTTCATTGATAGTGGGGGGGCAATGGCTCCTCCTGCCAACCCCCCTTCTATTCTTTTTTTTTCAGGAGAAATACTATGCCTAATTGGTGTCACAACAGAGTAACAATAACGTGGGATGATGAAGAGAGCGAAAAGAAAATCAGGAAGCATATCAATATACCTGATGATCTTTTTGAAACAGATATAGAAGATGATGTATTTAGTTTTGATCATATGGTTCCTATGCCAGAAGAACTGAAGTCTGTTCAAACTGGTGGGGGTACTACAATCTGTACTCAAGAAGAGTACGACAATTGGAAACCATCAGGAGATGAATGGCGTGATGCTACGAGACCTATCACCCAAGAGATGGCTGATGATTACAAAGAAAGATTCGGATCAGAGAACTGGTATGACTGGGCTTATATTAATTGGGGAGTTAAGTGGAATCGCTCTGATGCTTACTTAAATTGTAATGATGGAGACATGATTGAAATAAGTTTCGAGACAGCATGGGGACCAGCTGAAGGAATCTACAACCGCTTAAGAGAGTGGGCAGATGAAGAAAAAGTTGGTCTTAATATCTCATGGTTTTACGATGAACCCGGAGAGCAATTCGCAGGATACTTAGGAAATTAAAATGACAACTGAATTAACAAGAGAAGAAGTAATACACACTACTAAATGGTATGAGGTAGTGCAGCAATGTTACTATGGCTATAAGCAAGGTGACATCGATGCACTTGGTATCCTAGATTACTATGCTGAAGTACTTGAAGAGTATGAATGCTGCGAGTGTGGTAAATCTCCTGAAGGTATGAAGTTTGTTCATGAGCCAGGAACAGGGGGATCCTTTTACTGTAAGAGATGTGAAGAAGAATTAGATCTTGCATACGGTGATAACTACAAAGGATAAATCATGATTAAATATAGATGTTTACAATGCGGTGGCTACAATATTGAAGTTACAGCATATGCTATATTCGATCCTAATAAAGATTGGGAGTTTTTAGAAATAGCAGAGTTGTCAACTGAATATGTTTTCTGTCATGATTGTGGTGATGAAACAGTTTATGAAGAAGAAAGCATGGAGGAATCCCAAGTACAGGATTGGGAACGACAAAACATTATGATGAAGGAACCGAACAATGAGTGATAGTGATACAATAGTATGCCCTGAATGTTTAAGTGAATTAATCACAGCTAAATATTCGACTGAAATTTTTATAAATGAAATGGTTGTTGAAGAATATAAGAAAAATAAATACCGATATTGTGAAAGCACGGATCATTATTTAGATGGAGATTTTTCTGACACATTGATTTGTGAGGAATGTAGTTACACTTGGGAACAACCCGATTGGCAAAATTGGAAGGTGACAAATGATTGAAATAAATATGAGTATCTCAGAAAATTTCATAGGGGGTATGATTGTACTTGGGGTATGCTGTTATTTCATAGCAGTGTTTATTAAATATATGAAGGAAGACAAATGAGACAAAGTAGATTTCATAGGGATGTAGATGAAAAGATGGGTGACAAAAGAAGATGGCTTATTAAAATAGATGACAAGTGGTATGTAGAACATCAAGGAGTACCAGTTGTTTACCGAACTTATAGAGAAGCTCAGAAAGAAGCTGCGGAGTTTAATAGTATGCGGGCTAAAGGTGATAACCCGTATACAGTTGAAGAATATACTCTCAGCAAATGACCCTGAAAAAGATAGGATGCCCCTTCGGGTATTACTCGTTGGGGTTATTCTTATCTTGTATCTGATTCGATATGTCCAATCTTAATTTCTCAGAGTTCCCTGTATTTCCTCTCGTTACTTACGATAAGAAGTATGATTCTCCTGAGAATGCTAAGTGGAAAGTTATAGTTTCCATACCTCAAAATAGATTAGAGATTGATATCCCTCAAAATAAAGAGGGCAAAGTATACCTAGTCAATGATGAGTGGGGGGTTATTGTCTGGCTGAGGACTCCGGAAAGAGCAAGCCGAGAAGGGGGAGAGATCACTCTGTATGAGGCTTCTAAGGGTAAGCTGCCCATATCCTACCATGAAATCGGAAACGCCCGTATACAGGCTCTCCGTGGCTCTAAGGGCATCTCATTAATAGACGCTAGAATGTCCTTTAATATGGTAGAAAGAAGGCGGTACTCAGGAGCTATCGTAGAGCGAGAGCAATCCATACAGATATGGCTACGGCTGTCTGAACCGGAGGACCGAGGATCACCCACAACCGATGCCACAGCATCAGCGTCTTCTCCTGGTGGGGACGAGTAAGGGCAGCGCAAAAACCGCAAGAGTCCCCGGAGCCGGAAGAACCGAGACACCAGTGGAATTGTCAATTGCTTGCTTAACTTTGTCGTAGGTCTGGAAATACTCTACGAGTTTATCAACAGCCTCTTTGCCAAGTAAAGTGCCACCAATAGCAATAGCGATAGTTGTAGCCATGAGCCTTCTCTTGAGAAGATTAATCTCGTCAGTCTTTCGCTTGCTACTTTCCTTACATTTTTTAAGGTCAGTTTCTGCATTCTTCTTATGACAATCGCAATTGCAATTCATAACTCCCTCATATCTTTGATGACTGATTTAGGAATACAATTAATATCCCCCACTTCTTTATTGTCTCCGATAGAACTTATAAGAATTATAGAATCTTCACGGTCTTCAACAAGCCAACCAACTGTTGTCATCTGAGCAGGTTCAAGATCTAAAGCATCCGAAAGATATAGCCACGGGTCAGTGTTCGAAGTTATATCTTCCCACTCAACCAACACTATCTTGTACCTTTCGTATACTTTATCCTCACTCATTGCATTCCCTTTGGCTTAGGTGACATTCTATTTAATAAAGCTGCAGTCATAAACGCACTGGGTTTTTTCTCAGGAACAATACCTCTTGCAAAAGCAGGGTCGTATCCTCCTCTATTACCACTCTTATAATACTTAGATAAGAATGCATCTCTACCACTACCATCTAATACTTGATCAGCAGTGACACCTGCATCTCTAAGTTTTCTATCTATTGTTGCAGCCCACAATTC